TGCCTAAATCCATAAAACCACCGTGACCTGTCCTCTTACCGAGGAATGCACCAAGATATGCCAGTGCTGCAAGCCATCCAGCCGGAAACGCAATCAATCCATAAGGAATAGCGTATATCCATTGATCTAAGCCAAACGGAAGCTTTGGCGGCATCCCTCCAGCCATACGGGACAGCACCGCACCGCTACAGGCAAAAATCGTCGTAATTATAATTATTAATATCGACATTTAACTTTTGCTCCTCTGTACCTTCGTGAAGGGTTGGAACTGATTTATATATCTGACAGAAATTAGGGGCGGTCGAACTCGCGCCGCACCCGTTCACGCTCATCAGCGTCATAAGTAACAACATGCTCATTATGACGCGCTCTTTCACCCGCAGTTTTTTCCGCTTCCAGATGTTTGATTTTTTCATTATCTTTCCCCTTAAAAAAGCCGCTGATATAAGCCCAAAAAAAAGCCGCACCCATGACGACTAAACGAAAGACCTTGTCTGAAAACCAACCGAGTATTTTACTCAGCATCACGCACCCGCGAAGCCGCTTCCTCTAGGAATAAAGCAAGAGCCTCATTGTCTTCCAGTGTTTCTGTTTTATCGACAAGCTTCTCCAGTAAATCTAAAATCTGTTCAAACGCTGCTTTTTCCGCGATTGTGATTAGATTCTGGATAGTGTCGCTTTCCAGTAAGTCTTTAAAAAATGACATGTCTTTCTCCTTTATGAATAGGCTCGATTGAGCCAGCCGGTTAAAAATACCTTTAATTCAGGGTTAGCCAGAGCGATATATCTATACCGCCCAGCCCCCTCACTTCTTAATGCGCATAAAACATTGTATGGATCGCACACAGAAATCGCCTCGTGAGTCTTTTTTCCTAATATGCCATCATCTACCAGATTATGACCGGAAGCCCTCAGTGCCCTTTGTAAGAGCTTGTGCGCCCTTTTATGACCCATGTTTACAGAAAACGAGAACAACTTAACCGCTATGATGTGTGGTATCTGGTCATATTTGTAAGGCTCCCAGAAATAGTCTTTATATATCTCTCTCGCGTCTTGTTTTGTTAAGCTCTGGATGGTCTTATCGTCTGCCATCGGGTCTATGTTTTCTTTATAGAACCGGAGAGAGATTCCAAAATTCGTATGACCGCCGCTATCACTCGGATGGAAGTTATACCCGCCCTCGTGTTTTAGAACTTCTTTAAAGGCTGCGTTAAAGCTCATTGCATACTCCTAATCTACAAAACCACCTATTTGCCATCCACCACATGCGTTACATTGGAATGTTTGTTTTCGTCTTCCGGATGCAGTAGGTCTTGTCCCTCTTTTTGATAGCTCCGGACTGCTACACTTTCTGCAAACATCAACTTTGCACCCCTCAACATCTCTGATAGTTGGTGATGTATTCGGGTGTGTGTGGTGGTATGATTTTAATTTGTGATAAAGTTCACGGGTAACAATTACGTCTTGTTTGTTATATTTCCGCATATACCGCAGCTCTCTTGCGTTCCCCTCGAGGCATCTATCCCAGTCCGGAGACTCGTCCTTGGCATCCAACCCTAAATAATTACAGATATAGCTCAATTTATTTGACGAGAATTTAAAGTATTTCCGCGCCATTTTTAAAGTATCTATTTGTACTTTCGGAGCAATGGGATTGAGTCCGCAAAATATCGCCCGCGTATTAAATTTCTTAATATCGAAACTGTCTGAATTATGCCCTATAAGAACGTCAGCCTCACTCAACACACGATGCAGTGTGTCAACAACCATCCTATCATCCAGAGGATTCTGCGGGCTTACAGAAACAACTTTAGGGCTTTCATCATCAAATGCCCACGCTCCCCCTAACATTGTCCAATCTCTTGTGATTAATTTAGGGTCGAAGTATTTTGTATAATTGCGTAGTTGGTACGTCCGGACGGATAAATCCATTGTGGACGTTTCAACATCCCAATATAGAATACGAGTCATGTGGAAACCTTCCGTTTATAGGTTGAGGTTTTCCTAAAGTGCGCTTATAAGTGTTTTTGAAGTGAGCGCGACATCTTTAGGGGTGTCGCGTTTTTAGCTAATAATCTTACCGATTGCCGCGCCAACGCTACCCGATCCGACAATCCACCCTAAGAGGGTTTTTCTGAATCCTGTGTTGGCGCGTATTCTCTTTTCATGATCGTCATGTGTCGCTTTATATTGCTTATGCCGCTCGTCACTGATTTTTACATGCTGCTCAACAAGGGTTAGGGTCTTTTGCGCTCGTTCTCGGTCTTTATCTGTAAATTGACTCATTAGCGATTCCTCACGCGGTCTCTGCCCTCGCATATTTCAACGTCAATATCCTGATAGAGAGAGCCAGAACTAAAATCTATTCCGATATGAGAACCAGCCCAGTTGAAGTTGGCTCCAAACTTGGTAGCACTATCAAATGTCAGGCCGTCAGGCGCATCGTCCGCGTCAATGGAATATGTACCGCCGGATGAATACCCTAAAGTGATCTCAAGAGTTTCCGCGCTTGATACGCCACCCTCATAGCCTGTGACAAGAATAGACCCCTGACCACCAGCCCAATCTCCTAGATCGGTAATATAGTTTACTTCGGTAGACTCTATATTCTCCCATAGCCAGCAATTGCCGTTTGCCTTTGTTTTTTTGACTGGCTCTACGTTGTCAATCGCATACGCCGGGTATGAAAAAACCGCCACAAGGGCGGTTAAAATTAGTAGTCTCATTTGTATTCTCCTATTCTTGTAAATTACCTGTTAAAGCTGCTTCTGTTGCGCCAGCCGCCGCGCCAGCCTGAGTAGATCGAAGAGATTTTATTGCGCCTTCCATTGCGAAATATGTTTGGATGGCTTGCTGCCTGTCTACAGGGGTAACGGCTCCACTATTTTGAATCTGCTTAAGAAGGGCTATTTTTTTATCAGGATTTGTTTCGAAAAGTATCTTGGAAACCTTTCCGGCCATACGGTCACTAAGGCTTGTGTTTATTCTTTTAACACCATCCCTGAATAATGATATAGCCGCCGCCTGATAGCCAAAGGCGAGACGGTTTGAAATCGTATCAAGAAACTCGACTTCATCCGGCGAGAACTCGGAAGCATCTATCTGCTTTGCTGCAGTTATAGAATTACCAAGGCTTTCTTTGAATTTGTAATATCTATCTGTTCCCCGTAATTGCTTAACCAGTCCGTTATAATCATCTTCACCCATCACTGATCGAAGCTTGGAACGCATAGTTTCATTTTTACCAATTATCTTATTATAAAGATTGGCTCTATCTGGTGAATCATCCACAATATCACGGAGTTTTTGAACCACCCCCATTTTAAAGCTATTAACTTCTGCTGGTGTCATATCTTTCATTTGACGGCTTAATAGTAACTTATCAGTACGCATAAAGTCACGTCCGGCGGTAATAGCTTTTTTATGCTCTAAATAATCTCCTGCTATACCCCTTGCTTTTTTATATGCACCTGTTTTATCTGCATTGTCTAAAGCTTTAACGAGATCATTCTTAAGCGTAATCAGGTCTCCTGCCGACCCGCCCTTTCTGATTTCTTTATTAATTTGGTCATCAAGGGATCGCTTAACATGATCGAGCGTTCTAAGTGACAACCCTCCTGCAATAGCGCCATCCGTGTCTTTCATTTTTCCTACAGCGGATAAATCCCTAACAATAGCTTTTAACTCTTTATCAGGTGCGCCTAAATACTTACCCTCGTTTCGCATAATTTTTACAGCCTCTCTTAGGGCTGGTTTGGCGGAAGGTCTTTCAAGAATAGAGTCGATTTCATTACTGACAACAGCAGTATTGCCAGCGTATGCCTTGTAGTACACAGGCGCGGCTTTCTCCCTGCCCTTCATTACAATATCATCTATTGAATCATAAATATTTGTGGAGGTACTAACAGTATCAGAAAAAACCTTTTTCATTTGATCTCTGATTTCAGGCATACGTTGTTCGTAAACATATTTACCCGCAATATCATCACCAGATGGATATTGAGCGGAACCTCTTGCGAGCCTTTGAGTTTGTTTTCCGGCGACCTCGGCTAAAGCAACATCATCGGTATCGACCCATTCTTTTAAGGCTGCTTCAAATTTCTGTTGATCGGGAAAGTCTTTTCGTAATTTATTAACCACCTTGTCTGTGGCAGTTTCGTCTACGTTTCTACTGATTATGTTCTGCGCTTTTTGAGCGGTAGATTTTAGTGGAACACCTAGTTTATCACCCGCAGCACGTACTCCAGCACCAACCGCCCTAGTAATAGGAACGGCAGCAGCACCGCCAACTGCACCCATGGCAGCAAACGCCCCAGACGTTTTAAGTCTCTCCTGTGCGCCGTCCTCGCCAATTCCGAATCCATATACACCCCCCGATAGCGCACCAGCTCCAGATCCTCTTGCGACTTGTTGTAATGCTGTTTGTCCACCTTTAGCCCCCGCAAATCTTCCTGCCCCGGCAAGTCCGGTAAGAAGCGCCCCTCCGACTTCCCCTACTCCGGATAAAACAGGATGGGCTTCTCTTGCTTGCTTTAAATCACCCCTAAAATCATCAAGAGACGTATTATAAGCGTCTTTCATGGAAAGCCCAGTGTCCTCGAAAAGGTTAGCTAATCCAACAGTTCCGGCTGCTACACCAGCTTGTAATTCATCTCCAAAACCAAATGTAGTTCCTTGCTTCGCACCTTCCCACAAAGCGTTTCCTTTTGAGGCCATTTTAGATAGCGCAGACGGCTCAGACTCTTGTTTATTTTGCCCCATATTCTGCTGGGCATAGGATAATATTTGCTCTTTGGTCGCACCATCTGGTGCTGTGATTTCAAAAGTTTTGCCATCAGGTGATGTTATTTCATAAATTGGCATTATTTCTCCTTAATAGACCAGCCGGAATTATTCGGAGTGTAACCGTATGTAGAAAGGGTGCTATTGAACCTGTCATCAAGATAGTTCTCGAAAGAGCCAATTTTTTGCAAAGCCGACCCTCTCGCAGTAGCTCTTGCCATGGGGTTAATTTGCGAGAAGAATCCACCAACCGGAGTCCCTACCATATCCTCAATAATTTTTCTGTCCGCCTCCTGCAATGCACCGAGGTCTTCGAGGATTTTCATTTGAAGGGCTATTTGTGATTTTTTCTGGTCAATTAACTCCGCGTCCCGACTTCCAGACGTTTCATAACCGTATTTTTCAACAAGCCCTTTATAGTCTGCAACAAGCGTATCTAAATTTTCTTTAGCTTGAACTGCTGTTTTTACGATCTTTGCATCTTCTTTTGTCGGCATCGCCCCCTGTATCGGGCTAAAGCCTGGCACAACTGTTCCTTTTTCTGGTTCTTGAGGTTTTGTATTTGCGGCTATCAGGGTTCCGCTTGCATCGTATCTTTTCTGGTTATCACCTAAAGTAAAACCGTCCTTAGCGGTATCAAGCCCATACATAGCCGCTGTGGCTTTTTTTGGGTCATTATCGTAGAACGACATTAGAGCGGAATACTTACGGTCTTCTTTTGTAGGCTGCTCCGGCGCACTTAAATAAGGCTTTGGCGGCACATCGTCATAGGGGTCATCATCCCTGTAAACCGTATTGCCTATAGTGAATGTTTTAGGCTCGACTCTTTGTGCATTGGCTACTTGTTGCTCTTTTAGTTGTAAATCAAGCTTTCTCATTGGATCATTTTGTTTGCCTCTGTAATTAAGCAAAGCTTGAAGCCCTTGAGTTTCCATACCCGGAACCTGTGCCATTCTTGAAAGCGCCGTTTCCGTGTCCATGCCGGGTCTTGCCTGATTCCAACTAATGCCTGTGTTTTGATCTAATCCTGCGGGGGAGCCTTGCATTTCCATTGCTATTTGTTGGAGAGCGGATTTAGCTTGTTCCTGTTCCTTGAGCTTTCTTTCTTCTTCTTCCCTGCGTCTTTCATATTCCGTCATTTCCCCAAGATTGCCCTGTAGGGAATAACCGAATCTTTGTAATGCGTTCAATGACATTAAACCCTCCTAAAATCGACACCGATCATGTCGTAATTAACTGTTAAATATCCTTCGGAGTTCCCCACTGCTTCGGGTACGGTTTCAAGAATATCATCAGCCATAACACCGATGTATTTATCTTCCTCGCCTCTGTAATTGAATTTATAAACTTTATGTCCGTTTTCAATTCCCTGATACTCTATATTTTCTTTCAATCTAGGGTCAGAGAAGGAGCCGAACGCGCTAGCGATGTTTCCTATATCTCCGATTTTAGATGCCTGCGCTGCAGTAGATGATGATGTACTAGAAGATGTACCAGCCCCCGGGGGAGCATTGCCAAATAACTGACCAAGGAATCCAAGCTGATTATATGGTGCCTGTTTAGTCTGCCAGTCCAAATCTCTTTGAAACTCGCCTATCCCCATTAATCCATAAGCGTCTGCCGTTCTGTATTGCGGTAATACATTAATGGCCGTATCTAATGCAGTATTATACTGATCTTGCTTAAACTGGCCTATCATACCTAATCTGCGGTTTTCAGCTTCATCAGCGGCAAAGAACGAACGATTAGAACCCATTTGGCCGGCTTCATCCAGGGCTTGCTTGATTAGTGAAAATTCCCCACCAGACTGACGATTAATTTCATCAACCACATAACTGTCAAAAGGGTTTTGGAGCATGTCAAGGTCTTGTCCCAACTGCTCCGGATTCGGTGTAAAACCCTCCCTCATTAAATCAAAGGCGCGTGTTTCATCTGCCGTCTCGGTTAAAGGCTTAAAGGCATCTGTATTCTGAAGGGACTCATAGCCGGGGTTGGTGTAGTCATTACCAAAGAATGTCTTCCCTATAGCATCGCCATAATTGGCGTAGGTCGCCCGTATTGGTCGAGGAAGGTTATCAAATCCGCTTGTTGTAGACGAGCTAGATTCTGATGGGCTTCCCATTATACCGCTTAAAAATCCCATTATGCTGTCCTTTTCCAAATATATATAACTAAATAGGGTGGCATGTTATTGTGAGCCGAGCCGCTCCCTGAATCTTCTATAAGGGATGTAGAACTGCCACCGGCTGTCTCGTAATAAGCGTTCTCGTTTTCTATCGCCATAAACGACTTTGCATTAGCGCCGCTCATCGGTGCGCCTGACGCTCCTGCATTATCGCCCCATGCTCTATGATTGTGCGCTGGCATCTCTGCCTCTGATAAGGTGTGTGTGGCTGCGCCGCCGGTTGCCCCTGCCGTATATGTTGAGCCCGCTGCAAGAAGAAACACATCTTCAACAGCGCTCCAAGTACCGCCAAACAGTGTTGCGGGGCTGGTAGAATCGGTGGATGTATAAAGACTTCCAACGGGGTGCATTAGATTCATGAGGCCACTAATGGCGGTAATTTTTGGCGCATCGTCAGCGTCATTGTCAAAAAACATAACGCTGTCCACAAGAGCCGCGTCACCAGAGGGTAGATCAAATAACTCTGCCGCCCTGTCGTCTAATGTTTCTTTAGCGATAGTATTAAGGTTATCAGCATCCCCTTGATCTTCTAACCTAAGACGTGTCGCTTCTTTAACCCACTTAACAACACTTTCTAAATCTTCACCTTCGAGATCGGGGTAAAGACTCAATGTCTCGCCCCCGATTTTTTAATCTCTTCCATCCATTGCCCCATTACAAATGTCTGTCCAAGGGATGATCCAGCCAACTTGTATTGGTAATATTTGCTCATCGTTGCCACGGGCATAATATCTGTAGTCGTGGTTATGGTTTTATCTTGCGATGACCCTGCCGACTGGGGGTAATTCTTTTCTGTAATCGTTAACGTAATGTCGGCGTTAGTGGCGCTTTCAGGAACTACAGCAACAATCTGGGAAACGCTTGCTCCCAGATTAACAAGTGGGCTGGTTAAGCTCCAATCCATTGCACTACCATCATCGTCAACACCGTAGTCATGTTCATAAACCACACCGGAATCATTGACCTTAAGCATGTTGTCGCCGAGAACATTCGGATATTCACAGGCCGTTCTTGTATGTGATTCCTCATAAGACCACGTTAGATCATCTAGACAAATCCTAACCAGCCTGTCCGGTTCATCCGTTCCTTCAGAAGGGTAATGAAACTCAACATCATTTTTACGCGCATTATACCTTGCATGGCATTTTGATTTTTGCCCTAAATTTATATCGTCAAATACATAGTTAATTAAAGTGGACTGGTCTTCTGTGTTTGAGGGAATTATCTCGACATTACCACCGCGCCACATATAAAAGTTATCCGTTCCCATCCAAAACGCTATGCCATTAGCTACGCATCTCGCCATTTGAGAGATAATGCCAACTCTGGGATCAAGTTGCTTGATCTCCCAAAGTAAAGGGAGGCCAATATATCTAAATGTGTATGTCTGGTTTTGAGTAAAGAGAAGGTTTACGCCTTTTACATGGATATGAGAGAAAAACCTGTTAGCACCCTCAACATCGTCAACAAAGACTTGGTTGGTAGAAGCGGCCGTCCATGTTGTTAAACCATTTTGGTCACAGGTTTTAATTCTGTTATCAACACCGGAATCGCCTAAAGTCACCACAATATTGTTAGATACAAAAGAATAATTTATTTCTGTAGGGGCGTTAGAAACCAAAGTAGGAGCAGCGCCTGTATCGCCATCCCATGAATATAACCCAGTCCCCTCACTTGATGTACCGACAAGAACCTCACCGAAACGATCCCATGACCATATTCTAGGATAAATTCTAGCAGTACCGGCTCTCGATGTTCCGAACTTTCCCGTTCCAAACTTTCCAGTCCCATAACCAAAGGCCGCAACTTCATCACACTGTCCGTCTGCTATTTCAACTTGATATGTTGTATTTGCACCACCACCAGAAGAAACAGAACTTGTCGCCGTTCCTGTTGTCATTACATCAAAGGTATTGTCAGTTTCATTCCTGACAATATGCTCGATATTAATCTCTGTGGAGGCCGTTATACCGCCTGTATCAGCAGCGGCGGCAATCGCCACCCTGTCCCCGTTTTCTTGTCCGTGAGAAGTAGCGGCAAAGGTCAGCAGTCCAGAAGCCCTCACAACACTTGCACCGCCTGTCGAGCCTGTAGAGGTCGCCGCTGTCGTGACACGAATAGTATATTCTCCAGTCCCTATCGACCTAACAATATGGACTGCGTTTAATTCTGTGTCAGGAATGCCGTTCTGCGCCCCCGAAAAACCGGAAAGCGTGATGGTGTCACCTTCAGTATAATTTGCGTACCCGGAGTCGGTAATAACTACGTTCTTAGAGCCGGATGTTGTCGCTGCCGGATTGCTACCAAGCGTATCATAGTGTGTAGAGATGGAGTTAGCTATCGCCGTTGTGGTCGCTGATAACGGTGTTATATTTATTAATTCTGTGCCTATTAGAGAGTAAAGCTTTTCGTTTGTCCCTATGACCGTATGTGTAAGATTGCTGATAATGGCAGAATAGACCGTCCTAGGGCATCCAGAAATCGTTTTGGAATTATCCAAGGTAACAGACCTCCATCCCTGTATTTTTTCAGGCCAGCCGTTTTCAAACCTTATTCTCTGCGCTGCGCTCCACTGTGTATTAGACGCGCCAACGCGGTTTTTATTAACTCCGGGAACATATTGTATTGGCCTGTAGGAATCTATGACCTTTGTTGTCATTAAACACCGGTATAGATAATGCAGTTAAGAATAAGTGTAGGCTGTGTGTTATTGTGAGCGCCACCACTACCAGCGCTGCCTGTGCTGCCAGAACTTACAACACTAGCCCCGTTACCACCGCCACCGGCTCCACCAGCAGGGTTTATAACTGCCGAGTAAGAGTGGCTATGAGAAGGTATCTCTGCGGTAGTCAGTGTGTGCGTTTCACTACCTCCAGTGTCCCCAAGCGTATCGCCATCAAGACCACCCGATTGGTCTGTGAGCCTGTTTGCAGAAACACCGCCCATATCATCTTGCCCGGCTATAACACGCCCCCTGCAATCAGGCGCATTAAACGTTGTCGAGCCATCACCAGATCCGTATGTCGTTCCCACTACTGTAAACAGATCTGAGTACGTGCTACGGGAGATTGCTTGACCGTAAGATAAAAGCCACCCCGATGGAGCGGTAAGACCGGCATAAGGGGAAACCGTTCCAACTGGAATAACACTAGCCGCGCTCTCAATCGTGAAAATGGCATCACTAACAGACTGAAATAACACATCTGCTGAATCCCAGTTATCATTCAGCATGTCCCCCCACAAGTCCTGATCTGTCGTAGAGTTAACAGCAGGTTTCGTGAAGGAGTAATTAGAAGTAGCGGTCGACGCGAACGCCGAGCCGCTAACTACTAATGCAAGGAATAGGGGAAGGAAATATCTCATTAGTCAGCACTCGTAACAGCGGATGAGAAGAGAACACCGCCAGCGCCAACGGTATCAATCAAACCTTCAGCAAACCATGATGATATAGCAACATCACAAAGGCGTACTTTATTACCATCGACACCAACTGTTGCGGATAGAGTAATTGTATCGTCACCCGCCGCCGTAGAAGATGTGTAAGCAATGTCATTGGCATCAGCTATGATAGTGCCTTCGATTTCTGCATTATCTCCGGATGCCGGCTGTATCTTGATTGTATAAGAAGATGTGGCTGCTGTTAAAATCTGGAAATCATAGCAACCATATGAACCTGTCGCCTCCGGTAGAGAACATGTTTGTGATTCACCTGACGCGGAGAGAAATGTAATTCTGCCCTCATTATCTGCCTCTGTAATTGTGCATGTTGCGTCCGGAGTCACGCCTCTACCTGATAAATCGGTGGGGCGTGTAACCTCTGCCGCTGTCGATGTGACACCATCAAGAATATTAAGCTCCGCACCTGTCGATGTAACAATTGTGCCATCCAGCGTAATATGATCGAGGTCAGTTGCCTGAATAGAACCCTTTGTTGTTGGGTTCGCATAAGCGGGTAAAGCGAACAGCACCAATGCCGCCGCGATAAGCAGTTTATTCATTTCCTTCTCCTTAGAGTAAGATTGAGTGTTGGGAATTTTGGCCTGTACCAACTTTTTCTTTATGAAGCCGGTTCAGATATTTAAACTCGTCTTGAGCGCTGTTTGCATAGTAAGAACTCATATCCGCATCCTGCCTTTGTTCTATATAAAGACGAGATAAGGCTTCGTGTTCTATCAGGGTTTCCCCATTATCCAACCAGTCATTAGTTGTGAGGTCATCATTTCCATTAAGGTCAAAAGCCGTGTAATCCTTCCAACCCCTCACAGTCGCTGTATAGCTCTGGTCGGGAACGAAATAACATTCATATCCGTTATTTCTGAAAGTCCAGATGTACGGTCTTCCGGGAGAACCAGTATTATCGTGATCGAATTTACCGGAATGAACGTGTGAAACTTCGTACTTTATAGAATTATGGGTGATAACAACCCCGCCTCTTTCTCTAATAGAAAGAGGGGTGTAAGTAGAAAAGGAAAAAGCGGAGGCTGATAATGTAATGTCCTCTTTAAATTCTGAGAACCAAAATTTCCCACGCTTTTTCCAATAATTTATAGCGTCATTAATCGCTTTTCTGACTTGGGCTTCCGTAACAACAGAATTACCGCTATCCCGAAGTTTAGCCGATATATTGTCAACTACGGTTCCTAAAGTCATTAGTCGTACTGAACAACAACGTTGAAATCAATATCCGCTTCCGCGTCTGCGGCGGCAGCGTTGATCGTGATAGCAAGCCAGCCATCACCTTCCGTAACGAAGTTAAGATCGCCTTGGTCAACTGCGACAAATCCACCGGACTGAGGTGCCGCGTCAGCAGCGGCCCACTCGTCATCATCGTTTGTATATGTCGCGTTATCACTATAGACATATCCAAGATCGACTGTAGTCGTTCCTGCACCCCAATCAGCACAATAAACCGAGTGACTGTCAAGGTGGAGTCTGCAACCCGCTTGAAAAGGAATTAGGCCAACAACAGAGGCCGCTGCTGTTCCTGAAGGAACAGTAACAGAACCGGTTATAACTTTAGCCGTTCCATCTTTCACACCGGGGGATTTTAAGTAGTCAGTATAATCGCCAGCATATTTGCTGGGCACTATATCAGGTGTAGTCATGAGGTCGCCTCCTTATACGTGTGCTGCTGAGTAGGTTGGAATCGTGATAACGCCAATATCTTCTTTGTTCGATGGAGTCATTTTCTCCATGCCATAAAGAAGGTTAGCGCATCGACCTTTGCTGTGACCGTAATCGATCAACTCGTCTGAGTACCGCACTGGTGGTCTTGATTTTGCAGTAGGTTTGCCACCGCCCATCGGAGAACCGAAAGCGAGCGCATCCTTACCAACAAGAACCGCACGATGCGTATTTGAAACAGCCGCATTAGATGATGAGTTCACACCGCCAGCCACACGCGGAGCGCGGAGCAAATTGACGTTGTTATATTGACCCATCGAATAGAGGTCGTTTTCAAACGTGTCCTCAAGCTCGTTATCAGAACCCGCCTGAATCTTGGCAAGCTGAATATCGAACCAGCGAATAGCACTCCCGGCATCATGTTTAAGGTCTGTTTCCTGATAGTTATGAAGATACAGATCGAACGTGTTGCCTTTCAGCATTTTGATCGGCTGCGTAGAAACCCCTGCAAGTTCAATAGCGTAATCCACAAGAAGCAGAGTAAACTTATCACTTGAGGTTAGGGATTGATCATCAGACTTTCCACCGGCACGGACAACACGGTTAGTTGTCGGTGCGGTTACAGCATTATGACCTGTCACATGCAATCTTTCGTCTGCCGAGGTGTAGGTAGTACCGTCTACTGAAATAGTAGAAGATGAAGCACCTGCAAGCTGCTGAAATGCCGAAGCATCCAATATCTCTGCAACACGATCAGCAAGGGCATCGTTGGTTTCTTTGTCGAAATCAATATATGTTCTTTGCTGTTCAATAGTGCCTGTGTTTGGGTTCAAAACCGGAAGACGAGACTCGTTCATGCTCATAGACTGATTTTGAAGGTCAAGGGCTTCTTCGTTACCATAGGCAACCTGTCCTTCACCACGCGGAATAGCCGTAAGCTTTCCACGATAAGGGAAAGTGATCGTATCGCCTTTAGACGTTTCGCTCTTATCGTTAAATTTAGGAGGAAAATATACTGACCCCCTATTTACCATCCGGCCATAGCACACTTGTCGTAGTGCTTGCTGGAAAGTTTCTGCTTCCCACAACTGCACTGCTAGTGAGTTGCCGGTTAGCATACCTGTTTCTGACATGGTTTTTCTCCATAATGATTGTTGAAAACAACCACCACGAAACCTTTTAGTAGGTCGGACTCTGCATTTTTAAGGGTGCGAACCCCTGCTTTATACTTGCGAAAGTTTATTGTGGTAGGGATATATAGGCTCCCGCCTTTACGTTTAAAGCCCGTATGGCCTACGTTATAGCCGTGACGCTATTCAGCAAAGAGTTGTTCTTTTTGCTCTTTTGACAATCTCGCCTTTTGAGCCGTTGTCATAGAAGAGAACTCCTCTTTGGAAATTCCTTGTTTTTTATTACTACCGCCCATCGCAGGATTCATAGATCGTGATTTAGCATCACCGATTTTCTTTAAGTCCGCTTTGGGTTTCTGCTCCGTTATCTTAACAGCAGGGGCATAACCAAACTCGTTCTTTGCATAGTGATAAAGACCATATGCCGGGTCATACCCTTGTCCCTCATATGATCCCGCAATACCAAGAACCTGTTTCTTTACTTCGTCCTCTATTTGCTTCTTTGAATCGCCGGGGAAAGCAATGCTAAGAGATTTAAACATCAGCTTACCCATGTGATCAATGGCATCGCTGAAATCCTCTATCCCTGCCTTTTGAACATATTGATTAAGCTCGGAAAAACCTTGGCTGATATTCTGCTCAAGCTGCTCTCTTTGCTCTCTGGCCTGTGCTGTTTCCTCAAATTTAGAAAACTTTCCACTAAGGTCTTCAAGCTGTGTTTTTAACTGGCTATTATTCCACTCTAACCATCCCTCATAATCGTCATCACGGTTAGGCTCTACGTCTTTGTTTTCAGACTTAGGCTCCTCTTTAGGAGTAATTTGCGCTTGCTTAAGTTTTTCTTGTAATTCTCTGTTTTCTTTCTCGAGAATACGTGAACGGGCGAACTCATTGGCATCCGGTAGTTTTTTAGTCTCTTGCTCTTCTACCTCTGATTTTTCTTCTTGTTCTTCTTCCTGTTCGGCTACCGGCTCAACATCTTCTTGAGTCTCGACATTTTCTTCAACATCGCCATCTTCTTCATCATCGGGTTTATTATCTTCGACCTGTTCAATCTCTCCGTTTTCTTCTTCTACTTTACTTCTTAAATCCTTGATGTGTTCGCTATAGCTAGTCATGACTTCTCCATAAAAAAACCCGCTCGAAGGCGGGTAAGTTGCGCAAATCAGGGAGGGTTATCCCTCCTCTAGTTCTATTCTCCACAATTCAGGCACACCTTGCTTGCAGATACCCGTTATTGACTTAAAAACAGGCTTGGTAAATCTATTCATTTCCTCATTAATACGGGACACATCAACGATTATATGTGTGTCCTCTTGCTCTGATCTAACCTTCTTCTTTTCAGGTTTTATTGTATTAGAAGACACTGAAAAATTAGGGGTTGGTTTAATTGTTTTATTTTTCGCCATTATATCGTCACACTTATATCAGTAGCAAACGTCATAAGATCAGTCTCGGCTGCAGTCTTGCGACTATCCTCAAGGGTCTTGATATTATCCGTCTGGTATTTCTCGGCCTGTGCTTTGTTTTTCTCGACTTCGCTTTGGGTTTTAGCAAGCTGACCAGACTGTATAATTCCCTGCAACTCCTGAACCTTCTGCTTAAGCATTTCATGCTCCATCGGGTTAATTTGATCTTGTGGCTGTAACACCTTCATGACCTTGGCTTTTTTCCGTGGGTCAAGGTTTAGATCGTCTATCGACATGCCCAATAAAACAGCGCCCCTATTCATATCGCCAACGGCAATAAAACCCATACCCATTTCAGAGAGAATCTTCATACGCTCGTATTTTTCAATATCCGTTTCGGGTATTTCTCTAATATCTAAATCATATTCATTGACAAAGTTATCAGGCTTAACAGGAACTAACTCGCTCTCACCCTCAATATCGAACATTCTAAAGAATCTATCGCCGCCAAATGAAGCAAGTTCCATCATTAGATCAAGCATCATACGCGCATGTTCTTTTCTATACAGCTGTATAGAATCAACATAAGAAGCCAGCGTATTTAACGCCTGTTTTATACGTGTTTTAACAAGCGCCGCTGTTTCACTTCCGCTTTGCATCGCCCCCAAGAACCCATCAGGAAGACCGGTAACATCAGGAAACGCACTATCTGAAAGCTCTATTAACGGCTCCAGTCCCGTGGGCTGATAAGGCTGCCTCTTGTCCACTATTCGCCCGTTTTGCAGCGCTCCATCAGCTACAGGAACGTTTGCATTCGGTTTTAAAAACCCTTCTTCAAACGCTACAATATCCTCCACAGCGCTTTCCTCGTACATCTTCCCGCCCTTTGCGAGGGATGCAATCGTGTATAAGAACTCGGTAATAGTCTTGTTAAAGTATTTCTGTGGCTCCATCATGGCGTTGACCATTCCAACCCAGATTTTATTATTTTCGTCAAAGTCTCCGGTTTTAACTTTACGGGTAAAACCTTGATGAATTGAACGGTATTGAGAGAATACCTTCTTTCCACTTATCACCGCTGAGTAATAAACGTTTCTCTTATACTTGGTAAAATCAACTTCAATATACTCTGAAAGCCTGTTCGCCGTTTCAGTGGAGCAGTTTAATATCTCCGCCTTCGGGTCAAAGGCTTCATCTTCTAGTTCCTCTTTAACCATATCCATGAAAGCATTAATGTTCTGGACAGCCTCGGGGTCTATCTGATCGTAAAGAGGATTGTAACCCCTGTAATAATCCTCAATCTCTATCCATTGGTAGAAATCAACATTGATAATATTGTCTTCTTCACTTGCGTATTCGTAACCTCTGATGAGGTTCTTTACCCCGCCTTGAGGGTTGTAATTGTAATCACCCTTACCCTCTCCTATATCTTCCTTGCTAAAATCATCCTCGTCTGCGTCAAAAAGCTTCTTGGCTTCTTCCAGGCTGTATTGCTTCGTGTAACCGTCAAATTTACGGTCGATAAGATTGGTTTCTCTTGATGACGGATCCCACCAATACATCATAGGGTCTAGCCTACACATACCTATATCACCATCAGGATTAGTGGTGGCGTAACCTATGCCAAACGAAAGATATGTATCTGTAACGCCGTACCCGTTCACCAGTAAATCAAGGTCTTGACGCGACTCTACCTGGTCTGCCCTCGTATTATCTCTATTATACTCGTGGTAGTTTTCAGCATATTCAGAGTAGAAGGATTGCATCTGTTTCGGCGACCGGGCAAAGAATCCCATCTCGTTTCGGGTTTGAAGCAGAAAGCCTCTTGTCGCATTCACATATGGCTTGACCTTATTAAACTGGCAGAGGATTGACTTTCTTTGCCCCGCTTCGTTTCTATAAGACACCTTTTCGGCAAGATTCATTGTATCGCCTGAATAAAACGCCTGTGCCTCTCGCGTGTTCTTGTATTGGCGTGACAAATTGCCCTTCGCAAGCTTTTTATGTCCTTCATACTGCGTGATGAGATCAAGGTCGGAAATCAACTGGCTTTCGCTCCGAATCCGGGTGTGTGTGTTATCTCGCCCTTATCTATCATTATCTTTAATATCTTGAGTGATATAGCAAGGGTTTGGCAGAGAAAGTCAGCAAGAGCAGCCTTGTCAACATATCCGGTTATATCACTTCCCTTGGTATTGTCTGACTGCTTCCTGCCCTTGATCTGGGAATGAAACACATCTGTTGCCTTACCATTAATCACAACACCTTGAGGAACGCGGCACTGGTACTTGAGAATAAGATGCTCGGTTGTCTCTTTTTCTTTTACAACAACATCAAGGCCAAGGGTATCACGTGCGAACTTCTCTACGTCTTTAGGCTTGAACAGCTTCTTCATTATTGAACCACCGGAAGTTCCATCTGTAGAAATCTCTGTAGCGCCCGTTTAAGATTAACCAGAGGGGCATCGATATTAACGCAGGTTTCACGACCGCCTTTTTTAAACGTGATAACATCGCCATCTTGTTCCGTTGCAAAACCAAGGTCGGCCAACTCCTGTATAAACGCCTTAATCTCTTCATCTTTTGCCACAATCATAAGCTTTTCTTTCTTCTCTTTCTTCTCCGGCGCAGGGAGAACAGATAGATGCTTCTCGATCTTCTCCGCTATAACTTCCTTGTTGTCACCCTCTAAAAGGCCAACACCCATTTCATGTGCTTGTGTTACAAGTTCCGATTTTTTAAGCGTTAAAAACTGTTCTTTAGTAGCGGTCATATTTTCTCCTAAAAGTCATATGGTGAAAGTGGTTGTGATGATGATCTGGTGGCTTTCTTTTTTAGCTTAGGCCATGTTAACGGGATAGTTGGCTCAAATAATCTAGCAAGCGAATCCAGCATATCGTCATGCGCTGGAACGGGGAAACCCATATACTCCTGCTCGACAAACTCATGAACAAGGTCAACCGTCTTTCCTTCATAGTTAGTGTAATAAAGAGTTTTGGGAAGGAATATTCTGCCCTGTTCAAAATATGGTATTAACCGCTTAATCCGGTCATTCTTTGGTGTTGACCCGCCAACCTCTGTAATGTCGAAGTTATAAACATCCCGCTTCATACGGTCTTTAAAATGCTCAACATCGGCTTGCATCCCGTATTTCTCATATCGCACCTCTTTGGGGAAGTATGCGGAATGCCAATCAAAAACTATATTTGCCCTCTCGGGAAGAGATAGTCGGTCACGTATAATATTTAGAACGTATACATTTCTATCGGAACTTAAACCAACAGCCCAGCCCGCCGTGTAATCAGAGGTCTTTTTCTTCTCGTTCGCAGGATCAAATAGTAAATATACATTCAGGTTATTATGAGATACGCCGTCATGGTATTTAATCCACTCCCGTTTAAATCCCTGCGTTTCGTCCCCTTTAGGATTCTGCATCATCTGACATGAATAAATATACGGGCCTTGATCTCTTCTCTTTTCATCAAGCTCTTCCTGTGTCAATAAGGCAGGTACACCACTCTCATCGATAGCCGGGTATATTCTAGGCTTTGCTGTTCTCGCATCTATTATCGTTTTGTATGAATCATTAAAATGATAACGCGTTCCGATAAATCTTTTCGCCCCGCCCTGCGCACCAAGGTTATAAGATAGTCTCAGTGCATCAGTGGTTTTTGCCATCATCTCTGGTGTCGTAACACTGGCAGATGTAACCACATCATCATAAATTAGACGGTCAAAGTGCTTGCTAATCGGCTGCCCATCTACCAATCCCCACGCCTCTATAGTTCCCTCTTTCGGGTTTGTCTTTCGTCTGACTATAATGCCATCGTCTTCTGACCATTTCGGCGCGTCCCTCTGTGGGTTCTGCCATAATATGTCGGGAAACAACTCCCTTAAAAGAACATTGCCCTCAAAGTCCCTTTTAATCTGCCTTAAGAATGCCTTTGCAATCGGGCGTGTATGAGAGAATATTCCGAAAGTTAGCTCTCTATCATAAATAGGATCATCACCGTGCGAGGCCAGTATATCCTGCATCGTCTTGCCGTATGTTATGATCGTTGATTTGTAATGCTCCCTAGCCCATAAATCCAGATAGCCATCAGGCGCGTGTTGAACCTCAACGCATCTTTCAAACAACCACTCCTTCTCCATGTCTTCGCGTTGAAGTCCGTAACGGAGAAGAAAATATAAATCAGTGCGTAGTAGTTTCCTTAGATGCTTTCTTCTCTCCTCTTCCAATAATTGTTTTAATCCAATCATCAGTTTCGGGTAACTCTCGAACGGTATGATCGTGTGTTGCGTCAAGCTCTACATACTCCTTGGGCTTCCCGTACCCTCTTTCAATTAGAAAATTACCAGCTTTCATTTTTTGCTCGTGCGTGGCTTCCAGATCGCAAAGAACATCAACATGAACCTGTACGGCCTTTTCTGTATGCTCTCTTGCAAGCATGGCCGCTTTATCAGATTTCTTTGGTCTGCCCTTTGGATTTCCTGACTGCCCTTTTTTAAATGCCATTGTTTTTCAGCTCTATCCTATTGTTATTCTTGTACTAAATACTCAACCGGATTGCCGTTTATCATCCCCGATAGCCTCATCCCATCCGTATCTATACTGAGCGTTTGGCTCGTATTGGTTTCTAGATTTTTCTTAATGTCCATAAGTAAATCTTTTGCCTTTTTCTCTGTAAGCCGTGAATAAACTACCCTCTGCTTGCCATTGGGCTTTCGGGCTTTTATCTTCATCTCTTCTATTCACTATCCGCATTATCACGAATACTCGCCAATGCATCTTCCATGATTGAAATTGTTTCTTTCCAGTCTGCCGTGGTCATGATTGAAATAGACCCATCATCCTCTAAATCTAAAACGATGCTTTCCAAGGCTTCCTCGTTTGGCATCACAACGCTTACTTCAATCTCCATGTCTTTATGCTCTGGCTTTAGGTATGTTACATTGTCATCGTCCATGTAAACCTCCAGTGCGTAGATTGCTGTGTTGAAGTTTTGACGGATGATTGAGTCTTTTAACCTCATGTCATCCTTTCTAATTTGGCGCGGGGAGCGGAGCTTTGGGGAAGAGCGCTCGACCCGCATAAAAAAAGACCCCTAACCGCAAGCCAGGAGCCTTTTTAAAAATATGTTTGGGTACAATGTCCCAACCCCAATATACTATGTTTTTAAAAAAACAACATCCTATAAATTCAAAACGAAACTAAGTTTCTCTTTTATCTCATCTTCTCCGTTCTATAAAACGCACCCGTTAAAGCATCCAGCGTGTCGTGAATTAAATATCTGTCTGTTTGGATTCCTGTGGGGTAGTGACCATCAATGCAAATTTGCTGTGCTGGTAGTTTGTACTTAATCGGTAAGGCTCTCATAACCGCGTTAAAGCTCTCCTGTGCCTGTTCTGTCGGTGTTAGTTTGTCACCTACCGTAAAATGAATCCTTGCGCTTCCTGCCTCGTTAAAATCGTTACTCTCGCAATGGAATCTAAACCATAAATCATGTAACTTCATCCCGGCGTTGTATCGTTCTTGCGCATCCTTATCCGTTCCTAATTGCCCTCTTGCTTTCAGGTAGTCGAGGAATGTCGGCTCTGTTTCTCTCTGGCCGTATGATTTTGCTATTCCCCCTCGTGTGGTTTCCCTGACTTCGGTAATGACAGTTGATTTTGTAAACCGTTCTTTTGTCGTGCCTTGGTCTTTCATTGTCGTCTCCCAGTTGTTTATACCCATGGTTCTATGAGGCGAGAATCCACAGCTGCTGGGTCTGTTACATCACTGCAAGACCCATCGTTGTTATGATCCCTTACACCGCCACATTCGTGCCAAGCAAGTAACCCGTAAGCCGTCTGATCCACCACCACAGCCCTCCAGCCTCTTTTGGTTTTCCATTGTGATCCAATTTCAAATTTACTCATCGTTATTCCCTCCAGTTCGGAAAACCACACATGCTCACGAGGTATTTTTTATATTCTCTCGCCTCGTCCTTGCTCATGGTTTTCAGGTGATCGTTTAGGCTTCGTTTGTCCTGTTCGGTTAGTTGATTGTAGTGCTTGAAAGCCCATCTTACCGTTGCGGCGCGTTCCTGCTTTCGCACCATAGCCGGCTGTGGTAAAAATTTATTACCCTCCAGCCTTTGACGCTCCTCCTTACGTACAACGATTTCTTTCAGCCGACCGATAATATCCGCAGGGGTCGGCATGATTGAATTGTTCTGCAAATGCCCGATAAAGGCTTCCTGAATATCCCTATCCTCATGCCCCGATAAACAGGTTTGAAACATCCGGATGATCGTTGATAGCTGCTCCGTGGTCTTGCCGTAAACATTCAGCGTTTCAAAGCACTGGCCTACCATGTCCGTTATCATCTTCCGTGCAACCAAACTCTCTGTGGGCTTGCTCGATGACCTCTGCAACGGAAGGTTTTTGATTGCTTCCCGTCCTGCTATTTCCAGTGTTTCCATTAACTTTTCCTTTCGGTGTTGGTGTCTTTCGTAAGGCGTAAGCGTCTGCGATCGCTTGTTCAAAATATTTCAAGGTGCTTGGCGGGTCAGTGCGCTTTCCCATCAAACGGTGGATGGTCGGGTAAATATCTTTCTCCGGGTCCCATCCAGATGCTAACCACTGCTCAAGCCTGGAGTAATCTCCAAACCAGTTCGGATTATTCTCCCAGCCAAGGATTTTTCCGATCTGTTTTGAAACCTCCACGCGCGCGTTAACAACAACAGTAGTATTTTTAATTTCTTTATCTGTGGTTGATTGATGGTTAGATTGCTGGTTGTTTGCTGGTTGATTTGCTGGTTGTTTGTTGGTTGGCTTGTCGCTCTCTGTTTGGTATTCGTCCCACTCATTAACGGTTACAACCGAATATTTGCTGGTTGATTGCATTGAAATTTCACCAGTTTTTTGTAGGTTTTTTAATGCAGTTCTTATTTGTTGTTCTGATAAGCCCGTTTGCTCTGATAAAGACTTTCTTCCGGCAATAAGCTGCCCTGCTTTCAAGTTGATTCCGCGCCAACTTGTGGGCTTGTAATTTGCTGTAAGAATTAGGTGATCGAATAGGCGGCATGTGGCGACGTCTGTGTACCACTCCCACTCGATAGATTGTCTATGTCTTTTAACCCATCCCTTACTCATGAAACTCGCCTATTTCAATTCCGTCTAAACCGATTTTATGTTCTTTGGCGTATTCCAATATCTTTGCTAGACCCTCGGCCTTTGAAAGCCTTGTGTCTGATATTTTCTCCATCTTTTGACCGTCTACAATTACCCAGATCATTCCACCCCCCGTATCGTTACTTCCACCCTTGGATTGCCCTTGTCATACCCAGCGAAATAAACCTTTTCTTCGATTAAAATATTGTGCCGGTCGTCCTTTAAAATCTCTTTCTTAACGATGTAATCTGTAAGGGCTTTCAGGTAATTTTGATTGTCCCCTGCCCTCTTGTCCTTGTAGTAAAACGCGTACTCGATCTTTGCTCTTTGATTGAATGCCGGGAGGGGTTTATATGACCGCATGACTTCCTCGCACTTATCCAGCCAGTTAATGTAATTCTGCGCTTTGAACCTGCGCCCTCGTGCTTTGTAACCACCGCCGCGATACATTCTGTTGACGCTTGGCGGTATGGGTAAACTAATCTTGAACTTCATCTTTAACCGCCCAGTCTTGCCAGCCCCATGACCAGTTTTTTGGTGTTTCAAACGGACTAACGCCCATTGGTCTTTGTTCTTCCAGACCCTCTATATGCATTTTTTTTAACTGTGGCTCGTACCCGAATGCATACGCAGCCGGATACTTTGTAATCTTGATTTTCCCAGACATGAAACCTCTCTGTAGTTAGGCATCTAACGTGCCTTTTATTACCCGTTCATACATGCCCTCTCGTTTGAAAGGACATGGTGAAGGGGGTTAATCCCTTGACTCATTATCGAAACTATGATTATTGAAACTAATGCGAATAGCGCGGTAAGGGGTTGCAGCCCCTTGTCGTAGTGCGCTTTTGTTAAAACTAGATAGATACATTCCCACTCTTCCCCGTTGCGGGCTGAACATCCTCATGACATGAGGGTGAAATCAGACTTACAAAACAACGTTACAAGAAAACTTGTTATTTGACAACAAGAAATCTTGTCGAGATTCACAACAAGTTATTTTGTAGGATTATGACATGAAAGATTCTTTAGACACGTTTGCTAAAAGACTGGACTACGCCCTCGGCCTAAGAGGCGTGAGCGAAGAGTTGTTAGCAAAAAAGATTGGCGTTACCCAGCAAGCAATTAACAATTGGCGTAATGAAAAAAATAAAAATATCCCTAATCCTGTGTAGAATCACTTCAAGTGATAATAGCATATAAGCCTCTTTCCCCTTATTTTTCAACAAAAAAACCCCGCGCAATGCCTTGGGTTTCCTTAGTATAGCAATTTAATTACAAGTTTTCTTGTTTTTTTTCTTGACCTTCACAAGTTTTCTTGTAATTATCATCTTGTAACGAGCTTGGGAAGGCAATCATGAAAATAACATACTCAATCATAGGTGGGCAGACTTGCATTACAGACGGTTCAAACCGTGACGATGTTGTAAGCGAGGCTCGGGAATTTTACGAACAGCAATTAATTGAAGACGGTCAATTCGGTAGCTACGAAATCGAACTGGAACTTGTCGCTGATAGTGTTGATGGCGAGACAGTCGAGCCAATCACACTTAAGTACGGCAATCAGTATGAAGATTACATCGGACAGCACAGCTTAAACCGTCAAGAAATGGGGGTTGTGTAATGAAATTCGATTACACCCCCGAGGGGCAAATAAGAAGGCGCGTTCTCGCCGCCAGTTTAAAAACAGCCATCATGCTTTTAGAGGTCGAGTGTGAATTCAAACACAGCGCATCACTAGAGCGTCTACATGAGAAGTGTCTAAAGACAATCAAAGACACTGATTACGATGATGAAATCCCGACACTAGAACCAATCATAAACGAGGCCGTGGGTCTTGATATGGATATATGGAATCGGGCTTTGGAAGAAACAGGCCAAACGTGGGGAGAAGAGTAATGAAATATGAGATATTACATAGATGGTGTGACAGGGTAATTTTTACAACAACGATTGAGTGTACAAATACAGAATATAGAAAAGGCCGGATAACAAAGCCTGATTCATATGACGACAACCCACTTATTGAATGCACGAACGGTATTCATTTTTTTATGACACGAAAAGAAGCGGAGGAGTGGAGATGATGCAGCCTAAGGCATGGATACCGGTTTACCACGACACACACGATTTACGTGTTCACAAGTGGGTACAAAAGAACATGACCACGCACAATTTAAGCGCCGGTCGCAGGAATCTGGCAAGCCAGATAAAACAAATGAACCAAGGCGGGAGCGGTCGCATAAGAAACTTTCTACTCTCCTTACCTCTTATTGCGGCTGTTTCCTTGGTTGGTTGGGTTTTCTTGGTGGTGACATGAAGTGGTTAAAAGACATGGTGTTTCGCAGGAAGCACGATAAATGGGAGCGCGATTGCGCAGATGAATATCAAGATTATTTAGAAGGGAAAGAAGTATGAGTTTATCGGAAGATCAAATCAAAGAGCTTGGTAAAAAGCTCGATCCAAAGCACGTAAAAAAGCATCCGTTTAGTAATTGCGATTATATCGAGGGTTGGCATTCAATTGCAGAGGCAAATCGTATTTTTGGTCATGCTGAATGGTCAAGGGAGACTGTTGATCTGATCGAAAATCACAAACCCTATCAGAACGAAAAACAAAATTGGATTGTATCGTTTAGGGCAAAGGTGCGCGTGCAGGTGAACGGTTCTGTGCGTGAGGGTACTGGTCACGGGTCTGGCGCGTCAAAACAAATCAATGATGCTTATGAGTCTGCGATTAAAGAAGCGGAAACGGACGCTATGAAACGCGCTCTTATGACCTTTGGTAACCCATTCGGATTAGCCTTGTACGACAAGAAGAAAGAAAGTGTTGGTGTTGATAAAACACCGGAGCAAGAGTGGATTCTGGGTCAGGTAAAGCTCTTTAGAACATATAAAGAGCCTAATCAGTTTGTTGACTGGTCACGATTGGAGTCGGTTGTCAGTTTAAGACAAAAGCTATCAGAGGAACAAAACAAATGGCTTGACGAGCGGTACGCAAAGTTTCTTATAGCAGTATCACAAACACCATTAAATGGAGAAAATCATGCAACACAATAGTAGATTAAGTATAGGTGGTAATAACCCACCATCTGAAATGGAAGTACTGAAAGAGCGCCTTGCCTCACACACTGATGAGCAAGAGACACTAAAGCGTTTATCAGAAAAGGAAATACCAGAAGTTATTGAGAGCAATGAACAGGCCGGGGCAGTAACCGACCACATCAAAGCGCTTAAAGGGCTTCGTAAAGACGTTGAAAAGATTTTTAAAAAGGAAAAAGAGCCGTTTCTTGAATGCACAAAAGAGGCGGATAAGTGGAAAAACGGTCTATGGGCTGACATTGATAAGCTTATCAACGGTGCAAGCCCTCCTGTTTTGGCGTGGAATAAAAAGAAAGAAGAGGAAGAGCGCCAGAGGCAATTTGAGATAGCGCGTAAAGCCAGAGAAGAAGCAGACAAACTTGCTGCCGAAGCTGCCACACATGCCGAGGCTGGTATAGACGATACAGCCGAAGAGTTGATGGGCGCTGCTATTCAAGAAGAGCAAAAAGCAGACATGATCTTGAATAACGCACTTACAAATGTAACGGCAAAATCTAGGGGTGGTTACTCTACATCTTCAAATAGAAAGCCATGGACGGGTGTTTTAGATTCACGCGCGGCATTGGATATGAACGCCTTACGGGAATACTTCACAGAGGACGAGTTAAACAAAGCTATACGGGCGGCTGTAAGAGGTGGTGTTCGTGAGTTGCGTGGTGCAAGAATTTATCAAGACGAAAAACTTTCAGTGAGATAGGAGAATAATAAATGAGTTCAGTAAACAAAGTAATTCTGGTCGGAAATCTGGGTAAAGACCCCGAAACGCGCCACATGCAGTCAGGTGACAAGGTGGTAAATTTAACTATTGCAACATCCGAGAAATGGAAAGACAAAACGACAGGTGACCGTAAAGAAAAAACCGAATGGCATCGTGTTGTAATTTTCAACCAAGGGCTTGCAAAGGTCGCTGAATCCTATCTCAAAAAAGGCTCTAAAGTCTATCTTGAGGGGCAGCTTGAAACCCGTAAATGGACAGACAATAACGGCGCGGACAAATACTCAACAGAGGTTGTTTTAAGAGCACTCAGGGCTGAGCTTGTGATGCTTGATTCCAAAAGCGCACATGAGCCTATGGATTCTGAAATGCAAGCACCGGCTGGTAATCCACCAGTTGACGAGCTTGAGGACGACATTCCATTTTAGGTTTCGCTCTAGGGGGTAATAGAGGGTGTTAGATAAAAAACGTATCAAATTTCATCGCGGGGAATGAAATGACGATAGAAGCAGAAATAGCAAAAAAAGTGTCCTATCAGTTTGAGTGTAAAAAAGACGCACTAAGACAGGTTCAGGACGGTAGTACGAAGGTAACATTTACGGTTAATCCTTGTGACATGCCAGGCTCTTTATACGCCGATCCTATGGGTCAGAGATATATAGCAGTGATCGTTCCTTTAAACGATGATGAAACACCAAAACAAAACGGCGCGGGAGCCGAGATTCAGGACTCTACGAAGTGCCTTCCCGCTCAATGTGCCCCTACGCACGCTCCTGATACCACGACTCAAGGTAGAGATAGGTCGTGGTCTGATTTAAAACCCTCCCAGCAAGCAGCAATACTTGTGAGTTCTAGCGAATTTGTAGATTGGTTGTTTGTTGAATTTCCTTTTAGCCATGAGGCCGGAATGAATGGAGATCAGCACTTAAAATCAATACTCGAAATTAAAAGCAAAACAGAAATTAAAGACGATGTTGAGTATCGTTTTAAGGCGATTGTCGCAAGATTCCGTGACCGAAACACACCACCTTTAGAGGCGTATGAAAATGAAATCAGATAACTACATAACATTTTGCATTGGCTTGGTTTTGGGTTGTCTTTTGGCGACCGGCGCAAGTGCAATAAAACCGAGGGAAATATCAATCAGCTTTGCACACCCTATCGAGGCGCGATTGAATGTCGATGATATGAGAATGGACGCATTGAAATAATTTATGGGGCGAGTAACCGGAAGCGTTTGTCACAAGCAGGATGCGGACATTAACGGTACTGCAAGGCTCTAGGATAAGCCGTACCCTAGCCGCCCCACCACTAACAACATAGGAGATGATTATTAAGATGATAAAAACTAAACGATATTGGATGGACTGGGCATTTGCCTCTATGTGTGTGTTTATATTATTTTTATTCTTGATCGGTGTCTCGTATATCAAACCTGTAAACATGGCTGAAGAGATTAACAATAACAGGGTGGAAGCATGGGAGCAGGGATATAAAATTTGTCAAAATGAATGGTCAATTAACATTGAAGGCATACATGGCGCATATTATGACCCGCTGCTTTTACCACCACCGAAAAAGCCATATTGAAATACAAATAGATAGGATAGTGACATGGAAAGAATAGAAAAGCTAACAAAAGAACAAGAAACACAGCTGCCAGAATTCAGGAAAAAAATGCTGGAATTTGCTTGTGGCGGGTCGAGAATTGACAGGGAAAAACTGCAAACGGCCATTAATGACGCGTATTCTTTAATAGATAAAGAGCCGCCTGTTCTAATTATTTTACAAAGCCCTATGCAAGCTAATATGGCGATTAACTTCATGCGAAAGTTTGCAGAAAAAGAAACCGGAGAAAATACAGAGTCACAGCTTCGGTCACAGCTTTGGTCACAGCTTCAGCCACAGCTTGAGACACAGCTTCGGTCACAGCTTCAGTCACAGCTTGGGTCACAGCTTGAGACACAGCTTTGGTCACAGCTTGGGTCGCAGCTTGGGTCGCAGCTTTGGTCACAGCTTGGGTCACAGCTTCAGCCACAGCTTCAGTCACAGCATGAGACACAGCGTGG